GGGGGCCATACAAATGGCCATCTGTTACTATCTAGATAGAAATTTCTTTCTTACTAGATTTGCGTCCCTTTTTGGAGGTTGGCTTCATAGAAACTTCGCGGACCTCGTCCCCTCCGGCGTCACTGACCACGTCGGAGAGTTCGTCCACCTGTGGAGGAGGAGCCGAAGAAGGAGGGCCCATCATTCCCATCAGAGAACTAAAGTCCATACCTGGTCCGCGCATCTCGCCGCGGAGTCCTGGGCGCGGCGGGCCTCCCGTTGAAATGGGCTGCTGGGCCCTCTGGACTGCCTCCATCATATCACGCTGGAGATTGGGGTTCTGGCTCATCACCTGAGAGACATTCACAGCCTGCTTGAACATCGAGTTGGTCAGGTGGAACATCATCGCAGAACCGCCAACCATCATGATGAGCTTAATCTCTGGGGCGACCTCAATCTTATTCTTGTACTTGTTGTGTAGATCCTCAAACACGCCATCGTAGTCATCCGTCTGCTCCATCATATTCTCGGACCAGCCATCAAGCTGCAGGTCGAAAGGGTCAAACTTCTTGTTCAGGAACTCAAGACCAGTCACGGTCGCAATCAGCATCCGCTTCTGAAACTTGATGGAGCGGTCGACCTCGATAGAGTAGGTCATCCGCTTGTACTCTGTGCGGATCTCCTCGATGCTTGAGTAAGAATTAAGGCGACCATTCCCCTGAATTCCTTTCTTAATTAAACGGCTAATCTTGTTCAGAAGGTCAGCCTTCTCATCCTCAATGGTTTTGTAGCCTTCTGAGGGTACCTCGCCGCCACTCCCGTACTGCTGCGCTCCCTGCTGGTCTTCCTCATCGCACTCCTCTCCGCCGTCATACTCCTCTGCAGGAGGGGCGGATTGTGCGAAGCGCTTATCCTGGTTAATGAAATCGTCGAGCCCAGCATCCTCGGGAATAGGTGCAGACGGCCGTGGGCCCATTCGGGGAACTGTTCGCACGGGTTTGGCCCGAGCCGCCTTCTTCTCCGGCCGGGCAAAAGATATCTCATCCATCAGGGCAGCCTCATCATCGTTAAAATCCAGGCCAGACTCTTCAGGGTTAATCGAGAGCATGTTCTAAGACCTTTATAGAAATGAAAGTCGTACCTTTAACGCAGACGAAAAAAAAACTTTGTTGAAAGTAAATGATGCCTATCAAGTTGAAGACGGTTGTTCACCTGGTCATCATTGGCCTGCTCCTACTGATTATATTCCGCCTGTATTCTCGGCCCAGCACCTTCATCCTTCGCCCCAGCGAGATGGTGACGACGGGCACGGGTATCCCACCTTCGGCCCTTTTTGACATGAACCCAAACCTGAACTGTGTCCCAGGCCCAGCAAAGAACGCCTCGTACTATACCCGCGGCCTGACGCCAGGTGGTCTGTGTGGGGACGGCGACTGGGTCCATGATCAGCAGCGCAAGTGGAAGATTGAGAGCGGCATTGGAGGCTCTCTTCTCCAGAACTAGATAAAAGAGAGAATCTCTAAAAAATTAGAAAATGAAGATTGTCTTCTGCATGCCTGGGCGCACCTATTCTCGCGAGTTTCTCTTGGCCTGGTCCGACCTCTTGATGCAGGCATCCGCCAAGGGCCATCAGTGCATGATCAGCCAGCAGTACTCTTCCGTTGTCCACTTTGCACGTGCCCGTTGTCTAGGAGGAGATGTCCTCAAGGGTCCAGATCAGAAGCCCTTCCAGGGAAAGGTTGACTATGATGCTATGATGTGGATCGACTCTGATATGGTCTTCAAGACCGAGGACTTTTTCAACATTCTAGAGAGTCCTCACGATGTAACGGCTGGAGTATATATGATGGAGGACCTTCAGCACTTGGCCGTAGTCAAGGACTGGGACACGGAGTACTTTAGCAAGACGGGAACCTTCAAGTTTCTGAGCCCTCCTGATCTGGAGAACGAGCCCCAGTACGTACCTGTCTCTTACGCGGGTATGGGATGGATGCTTATTCGCAAGGGAGTCCTAGAGGACCTCAAGTATCCATGGTTCTGGAGTCCTCTTCAGGAGGTTGGGGGAGGGCTTCAGCCCGACGGGACCGTAGGTCCCTTGCTCGTAGACATGAGCTCGGAGGATGTGGCCCTTTGTAAGGCGATGACTGCTGCTGGTCATCAGGTCTACATCGACAAGACGCTGCGAGTCGGTCATCAAAAGAATATGATTATTTAGTAACAATGGCTCAGTACCACCTGGTATATGCCGATTCTGCATATAGGAATACGTCAGTCTACACCAACTCGAACTCGTATTCTCTTTTCCTAACTAACCCGATACGGAATATCGACCGTGTCGAGTTAGTCTCAGCATGGATAAACACAACTGGTATAAGTAATACATTTGTCTTCTTGGACATTGCGGAGTTGCGGACACCCTATCACCAGGATGCTCGTCAGCTGGCCGTCGGTAATACTAAAACTAGTTCGGGTGGGGTTGCAGGGGCGTCTTCTCTGTACTCCTTTGCCCCGATACCTCTCGATGTTCCTACTGGAGGTATAAAATACTACAAAGAATCTGCCGACTTTAAAATTGAAGGTATTTACCCATCCAGACTTGATAGTCTTTCTCGCCTAACTATAAACTGGACTGATATTTACGGAAGTTTGGCAACGGCCAATAACGTCACGGGCACGGGCTGTGTCTTGAGGGTCCATACCAGAAATGTTCCAATGGAGAAGAGCATTCTTCACGAGTTGCCTCCTCCAGTCCCTCTGGATCCAGGGCCGAATATGGCGCTTGTAGGATCTTTGCTCCTCGCAGGGCTTTTACTTATTTTATTTGTAAAGAATAGTAGAAATGAGTAACACATATCTGATTCACGTCGATACTGGCTCGGCCCAGACAGTGACGGGTCCTCAGTCATACTCGGCGAACGGAGTTCTCAACACGTACCCAGGGCAGCCCTCTGTGAACAAGATAAACGGTAATCCCTTTCAGTGCTCAGTTATTCTAGGAAATCGCCACCGACGGATCCGTTCCATCAGTCTAAAAAATGCCCAGATTCCCATAGGCTTTTACAACGTTCGGGCTCCATATAACACTATGAACGTCAACTCTATAGTATATACCGTGCCTCCAGGAAACTATTCTTCAGTAAGTTTTCTTGCGACTATTAACACAACTATCGGCAACTCGGTCGGTGTGTTCGCAACAAATTCATCCACAAACAGCGTAACTTTTACATCGGCCGGCGGCGCCGTGACCATGAATGTAACACCCCTGAGTACCCTATCTTTTCTTGGATTTACGAATGGTCAGGTTGGGTCTTTCATTGTGGGAACTAATTCATATATTGTAAATTTTGATACATATTTGAATATCTGGATAGAGAACCTGGGTCAGTCTTCCCTTGAGCCGAGCCAGATAACCTTCAAGATTCCACTCGATGTAGGGTCAGGAAGTATACGACATTGGTCAGAGCTCAGTCAGTACACTCAGAAGGTCCTAGTGACTGACCGTGGTGTCCGTCTCGATCGCCTCAATATAACAGTGCTGGATCGGTTCGGAAACATAATGAATAATAATGGTCTCGATTGGTCCTTTAGCCTAGAGATTGAGGCGGATACGTGAAAAAAAAAGAAACACTAAAAGTAAATGAGTCTGAATATAGACGGAACCTTGGGGACCAGGTATGGAACCGCCCCTCCGACCCAGATTCGGCCCTATGACTTTGGCACAGACGCGATTGAACGCCAGCGTGTGTCCCTAGGTCAAGCTATGATGGATGCTGATTTCGAGTATGGCCTGCAGGCAACCAAGTGGCAGTCCTATGTGGATATTCGCAAGTTTCCATCCTTTTTCGAAGTTCCTGGTACTGACTTCACCTTTAGCAACATAGTTTCTGATGGAGCATCTCCATGTTCAAATATAACCATTTATTATTCAAATGTTGTTCAGGGTTCAACACAGACGATCCCCCCAGTGGGCGCGTTTATTTCCATGTTCGGCTTGACTCAGTCGAGAACGGCACTGGCTGATCGGGCCGAGGGTTACTTTATTGTGGCGAGTAGCAATTCTGGGGGGGCGCCTGGCTCCTTAGGGACTCTTTACTCGAACACCGCCAACTACATAGCCAAGTCGTGGGTCCCTGCTGGAAATATTCAGTCAAACTTTAGTTTTTCACGCAGGGCCAACGTGTACAACTCCGGGACATGTGTGGTCCCTTCTCCAACCATCTTTTCTGACGGATCTTCAAACCTTCAGGTTTTTACAAGTAACGCACACGGGCTCCTTCCGGGAATGCCTCTCACGGCAAACTGTTCGGCCGCGGCTGTTCAGGGAGGGAGCAACCTCTCGGGCGTGCTTTACGTAAGCAACGTGACGAGCGCAAACTCTTTCAATATTGTGGCAAATGCCCTCACGTTCGGCCCGCAAGGTAGCCTGTTGAGCAACTACACCAACCTGTCCAGTTCGAACACGACGCTCTACATAGCTCAGTTCGGGAGCCAGCAGCATCGCCCCTATGACGGCGGAGTTCTTTTGAGCACTCTGAGTCCAGCGCACGGATCTACAGTTATCCGTCAGTCCAAGAAGGCTTTTAGGTATCAGTCTGGAAAGGGTATCCTGTTCTCGTCTGGAACTCTCTTCTGCCCGCAGTTAGACATAGCTTCTATTAATGTCTTTGGAATTACTCAGGCCACCACAGGCGGGCCATATAATACCACTACTCAGCCTCTATCACTGCAAGTATCTTCTTCGACTGGATTTGCTGTTGGACAGACTATAGCAAGTTATCTTGGCCCTAATCTAGGAACTGTGACTGTAAACGCCATTCCAGACGCCACCCACATAAACATAAACTGGACAAATACAAACCAGCAGGCGAATATACCTATAGGCACGCTCATAACGGTTCTGCCCGCTGGTTCAAACATTCAGATAGTGACGGATATTATTCACGGTATTCCGCAACCAGGAGCGACAGCCATCATCCGCAACTTTACTACTACTCAATATAACGGAACTTATACAATCACAGGAGTAATTGATTCTCGGACCGTCAATGTTCAGTCTCAGACGGCGCTCACATCAACACTATACAATCTTGGAGATCAGCCGCGCCTTGTGGTACAGGGTTGGCACGGAGCAAGCGTTCGTGCGGGGTGCTTTGAGGATCCCAACGGCCTGTTCTGGGAATACGACGGCCAGACACTCGCGGTTGTCCGCCGCCAGTCCACCTTTGCGACGGCTGGCTATGTCACGGTCACTCCACAGAGCCAGACTCTTTTGGGAACCTTGGTTCCTGGAGTGACAGGTGCAATAACTCTAACTGGCGATGGGGCGGCGCAGACTAGTGCCATCAACCCTGGAGATACTCAGACAGTTATAACACTTACAAAATCGTCAGGAACCTATATCCATACTGTTCAGCAGTCTATGCAAAACTATATTCAAGGGCTCGGCCAGGTCTGGGTCGTTGGCCAGGTTGATTATAACCAAATCACCATAGGATTCATGCCGACGACATATGCTATAGGTGCATTCACTCCTCCTTTGCTCAACTGGACCCTCCCCACGACTCGGTTTCAGGATCAACTCAAGGTGAATGATCGTTTCACTATTCGTGGTATGGTTCACCAAGTGACCTCCATCCAGGGCCAGGGTGTGCTCACATTTAATCCTCCGTACCGAGGGACCTCGTCTATCACGGCCGCCACGCCCGTCAAGTGCTGCAAGATCAAGGAACTCCGAGTGCCCCAGGCCCAGTTTAACCGCGACACCATCGATGGCCGAGGTCCCTCTGGTTACAAGGTCGACCTGAGTCGTCAGCAGATGATTGGCATTCAGTACACGTGGTATGGTGCTGGTTTCGTAGACTTTATGATCCGTGGTCCGGATGGAAACTGGCTTATGGTTCACCGTATTAAGAACAACAATGTGAATGACGAGGCCTATATGCGTTCTGGAAACTTGCCCGTTCGTTACGAGCTTAGCGTGGAGAGCCGAGGGGCCGTGACGAGTCTACTTTCAAATCTGAACACATCATCAACTATCATATCAGTTAATGATCCTACGACCTATTTCCCTTCAAGTAATGCCGTCCTTCTCATAGACAATGAGCTCATCAGCTACACAAGTACCAATATCAATTGTTTCCTCGGCTGTACCCGCGCAGCGCCTCTAAACTACAATATAAGCGACACCGCCAGGACATTCACTGGGCAAGCGGCTACGACGCATCTGGCCAATACTTCTGTTAACCTTATAAGCTGTACGGCTACTCCAACTCTGACTCACTGGGGATCATCATTCTTGACCGACGGAGGATTTGACTCGGAACGCGGATACTACTTTAACTTTTCGAATACTAATATGAATTTTACTACATCTACCCCAGGGCAGGTGGGTAATGCGCTCAACGCCTTTGCCATCCGCCTAGCACCTTCGGTCACAAACGGACTTGTGGGAGATATCGGTACCAAGGAACTCATCAACAGGGCCCAGCTTCTTCTGCAGCGCCTCGAAGCAACTTCACCCTTCAATATGCAGGTTATAGGATATCTCAATCCAACTGGCGTTGTTTTTAATCCAGCCAACTGGGTAAATATAAATAATATTACAAATGGAACCCAGCCGAGTTTCGCGCAGTACTATCCAGGGAACTTGCTCTATAATCAGACGCCTCAGCCTGGAGAACGCATCTTCCAGACAATCGTGCAGGCTGCGAATCAAAACAATCTCGATCTCACTGGAATCAAGGAATTAACAAATGGGTGTATCGGAGGAAATCAGTGCTTCCCGGACGGACCTGACGTCTTGCTGATTTATGCTTCGGCTCTACAGGCTCCCACGACTGGTAATTTTCCACAGACGGCCCAAATCAACCTCTTCTGGACTGAGGCACAAGCCTAAACTTAAAAATATACATAAACAATAGATGTGTGATAGCATAGCCAATGGGCCAGCTCCGTACATGATCACGATTAATAATCAAGGATCAAGTACTCCGCCGGCAAATGTGACTATCACAAATAACGTCCTATCGACAACAGGTAACGTCATCGCTGGTAATATAATCAGCGTGGACGGTACATTTACAGGAAACTTATACGTCAAGGGAACTCTTGTTGGAAATTTTCCAATCAGTATCCTAAACGCATCTATAGTAAATACAGCATCTTTATTCGCCTCTCTTGCGAATTTAACAACTCTTAATGTTGCAAACATCTACACCACAAATATTGTAGGGTTTGTAGGATCGCAGTGGACAGGGACGACGGCTCTGACCTTCCCTGGTTTTGTTGGCGTCGGATCAACGGCCGCGCCTACAGCCAACCTTATGGTCACTGGAAATATTTACGCAAGTAACTCCGTAACCACCGCATGTTTATTCGCTACAAATTTGATAGTATCATCCATAAGTATCCCTACATCGACAGCTACACCCGGATATGTTT